GGCTAATCTGCCCACTCGCCGCAGCCTCTCGGAGAATAGGACCAAGGGCCTGACCGCTCTCCTTGGCCGCATCAAGCCTTGCCACCAGTTCGTCAAAAGCCCTGGACTGCTCGGCAATCTTTCCGAGATCAACGAAGTCAGCATTAGGGGTATCAACCATCGCCGACTGGATGGATGCTTTGAGATTCTTGTAAGACGCCTCGACCTCAAGAACTGCACCAGTCTGCTTGTCCCGCCATTCATTTAGCTTGGCTTTCTGCTGATCTTGGTTGAGCTTGTTGAACTCCTGCCTCAATTGGTCTACCGACTTGCCAAGATCGGTCAGATCTCCTTTCAGGCGCTCTGACTTGCTGCTGAAGTCGACGAAAGATAGAGCCACTGCACCGCTTATGAAAAGCAGGCCCAGTGGCCCTCCAAGCATTCCAAGAAGCCCTGACCCGGCCGAAGAAAGCCCTGCCAGCGCCTTGGAGGTAAGGCTCGCAGCCTCTGCAGCCTTTGTCGAAGCAACGGTTGCCGCATTCACTACGGCAGTCGTCTCCCCGTATGCCAGGACTGCAGCCGTTCTAGCAGCATAAGCAGCCTCAATCTGCGCAGAGGAAGCAACTGTCGTTGCAGCCAGGGCCCGCTCAGCAGTAGCAACCTGAGCAGTTATTGCGGCGTGCGCCTGACTCAGTTCAGCAAGGCGAGCAACCGAAGCTGCACGGCCCTTCTCAGATATCTGGGCGCGAAGCCTTTGAGCCTCAAGCTCTCGCTCAGCAACCAGAGAGGCCTGTACCGCAGTTACTCGATTGAGTTCAGCGCCGAGAGCTTCGCGCTCGGCAACCACCTGGCGCTGAGCCGAGGCGATTTGAGCATTCGCCCTGTCCACTGAAGCCTTGGCATCTGCTTGCTTCGCTTGGGCAGCCTCAAGATCCAGCTTGGCAGAGAGCGCGGTCTCTTTGTTAGCCACCCTGGTCGAGTTGGCGGCATAAACAGCCTCCGCACCCTGCTGAGCAAAGCCACCAGCAACCCTGGCAAGGGCGGCGTACAGGCCCGTCATCATCATCTGCTCAAGCGCAGAGGAGTTTTCCTGTACAGAGGCAAGCGCCTTCGGGAGGCCGCCATCGATAGCACTCGAAAGGGCCAGGATCTGCTTGGCGAATGCGCCGGTTGTTCCAATCGCCTGATCGAGCTCACCAACGAAGCCAGTGAAGGAGTTTCCAAGCGCCGTCAGACTGCTGCCGATGGTTGGCACAATTTTCGAGAACTGGTCATCTACTGCATTGGCCTGGGCCTGGAGCGCCTTCACCACAGCGTCAGCAGTCAAAGCCCCTTCTGCACCAAGGCTCCTCAGTTCGCCAACTGTCTTGCCCATTCCCTTGGCAATAGCCTGGGCAAGCGCCGGCGCCTGCTCAAGCACAGAGTTCAATTCTTCGCCGCGAAGCGTGCCCGATGCGAATGCCTGGCCAAGCTGGACGAGAGCGGCATCGGCGGCTTGAGCCGAAGTACCAGAGATTGCGAGGGTTTTGCTGATCGTTCCAACAATACCCGCCACACCCTTGCCGGTCAGGCTCAGCTCGGCCTGGTTGGTCGCAATTCTCTGAAATAATTCGGCTGTCGCGCTCAACGGCTGCCGCGCTTCCTGCGCAATAGCGAAGATAGACTTCTGCGCCTCTGCCAACTGTACAGACCCGTCGGTGACCAGTCGGAGCCGGTTGGTCAGAGTGCTGAACGCCTCAGACGCATCATAAAACGCCTTCACGCTGAAAGCTGCCGCAAGCGGCCCGGCCAACCCTGATGCAGCCGAGGCAAGCGACTTTACTTGGCGCTCCAGGCTCTGCATCTGCACCGCCGACGACTGTGCGCTCTTACCTGTGCCCGATATCGAGCTTCCTGCACTGTTCATCGTCGGAACGGTGCGCAGGCCAGCCTCGTTCAGCCCCTCCAAGGCGCGCCGCATGTCCGCCGCCTTTTGCTCTGCGCTGCGCGCATCAAGCTCAATAACGAGCCGGGATGTCAGGGCCATGCGTTTTCTCCGGGCATAAAAAAACCGGCATTTAGCCGGCTCGGTGATTCGGTCGCTCCTGATGCCTAGTTCGCGTCAGGAAAAGCCGACTTTTTGTTAGCAGCGTTCATTCTTTCAATTGCCGATACGCTGCATGATCGATAGTAGTCTTCCGCGTTGTCTGGCCCCGCTTTAGGGTAAGCAAAGGCTGCGTCTACCATGCCCAGCACAGGCTTCGGGATATCCTTCCCAAAAGACGCAATCACCTGTTCTCTGCTGGCACCCTTTAAGCGAGCGTCGGCCACTCGAGCCACTACCCTGCTCCCCGCATGACAGATGGCAGCCTCGGAAAATGCTTGCTGGGTGTTCAGGTATAGAGAAACCCCTTTATCCACACCATGGGTGGATTCGGCGGATACAGCCGACAGCGGGGCGGCGGCCAGGATCATCGACATCAATACTTTCATACTTCCTCCTTGACAGATTCTGCGAATCTACCACCACCAGGAGGATGCGCCAAAACCCCGACAATGCAGGGTGAAATAGAAAAGGCACCCGAAGGTGCCCTCTCGATGCCGTTTACGGCCCATACCCAGCCACGCCCAGGCGTGCCTAACCATGCCCAGCCAAGCCAAACCTTGGCCCGCCTAGCCGCTGATGACTTACGCCACCGCAATGCACCCTCAAGGAAGGAGCATTACGCTGTTTTCAGCCCGTGCCACACCCTGCCGAACCAGGCCTAACCTAACCCAGCCATAGCAAGCCGTACCAATGGTGCTTTGCACCGCAATGCCTCCTCGCCGAAGAGACATTACGCTGTTGTCAGCCCAGACCGGAACACGCCGAAGCGGATCTTACCCAACCATAACCTGGCGGACCGCAAGAGGTGCTTTCGCACCGCAATGCCCTCTCACAGAAAGGGCATGACGCTACTCAGCTCAAGGCCTTTTTTGCCATCCCGTGCAGCGCGGAAAGCTTCGCAACCTGATCCAGGTTGTCCCGGCGCTGATCGTCAGTCAGCTCGGTAATCCGCAGGTGGCGCAGCTTCTGCCCGGCGCCGCGAAATACCTTGCGAACTCCACGCCCCAGTTCTTCCATGGCCAATCCAGTCTGCTCATGAGGCGGAACCCAGCGGTAGCCGCGCCCGCGCACCGACTGCAGGCAGACCTGATGATCGCGCAGGAGCTCAGCCTTGAACGCCTCGACGCTTGCCAGCCACTCGAACTGCCGGTCGCGGAACTGCTCGGCTGTGAGCGACTTGGAATCTCCTATGGATGGTATGCCAAATCGCGCTTCAAGCCAGTCGTGCCCCACAAGGTCGCCGTACTTGAACTCCTTGAGGAAGTCTTCTACAGCCTGCTTATGCCCTGGGTACTTGGTCACCTCAGACATAGGCCACCTCGAAGCGCCCGAAGCGCGGGCGATACTCGCAGACGCCAATCAGCTTGCCGGCGTCCTCGATGGCCTTCTTCACTTCTTGCAGGTCAAGCACATCGGTGTTGATCGCCACCTCAAGCTGGCAGGCCCAGTCGAGGAAGATCGGCCGGTAACGCATGATCTTCGCCTGGCCAACCTTCACGCCACGGCAGTCGACAAAACGCTGATCCTCCCAGAGTGCTTCTGGAGTGCCAGGCCCATCGAATTCCAGCGATGCCCGGTCAGTCATCACAAGGGCGCCACGCTTCCAATGCGTTCCCAGTTTCTGAAGCTTGGCGCCGGCCAGGAAAGTGGCATCGAAGTTGGCGCCAGGGATATGGATTCCTGATCGCTCGTCGAAATAGACGCCTGCAACGAACTCGGACTTCGCGATGGCGACATGATCGTCATCGACTTTTTTGCGCTTGCTGGTCAGTTCTCGGTGCGCCTTCGTCGCCGGGTGCAATGGGTTGGCCAGCTTGTCGCTGTGCATCATCAAGGGTGAAGTGCCCTTGATGCTCAGGGTTAGCAGTTCCATGCTCATTTCACCTCCCTCCGGGCCATGTACTCGAATCGACCGCGAAGGTTCACCACTGCTGCCATCAAGAACTCGAACATGTCCGGGGTCGAGACAGGGACATCACCGGGCGACATGACCATTCCCTTGATGAGGTCGCGAGTAGAAAGTACGCAGGCATCGTCAGCCACTTCTTCCACTCGCTGATCTCCCTTGTGGTCGAACGAGACCAGATAGCGCTTCTGTGGGCCGCCAACGATCTGGACCTGTTCCTGCTTAGGCAGAAGCTCTCCTTCAAAGACATAGGCCGCGACGAAGTTGCAGGCGTCCGACAGGAATTCAGCAGGTATGAGGGAGGTGCGCTGCACATTGAACCGGCTGCGCAGCCGGCTTTTCATCGTGTGTCGGTAGCTCCGGCGAAGACTGCTAGGTATGGACATGGCCTTCTGGTCAATTACCCGGTCCAGAACAACCTCGCCGCTGCTGCCGATAACCGCACCGACCAGATCTCCCATCGCGTTGTGCCGATCAACATAGCCGCCAGTCTTGCGGATCGATGGCAAAACCTCGGCGGTCACCCATTTCCTGAAGGCGTGAGGCTTGCTGCCTTTTTTCACCGCGTCGCGGCTACGCAGGATTAGGGTATAGAGGCCAGACTCATTGACCAGGTTGGCGTTTCCCTGACGACCTATGTTGAACATAGCCCGTTCATCTTCGTCCAGGGCCTGCACCGCCTGAGTGGTGTTGCCGACCTCAAGAACCCGGCATACATCTGCAGCCACGAACCATGGCTCACCAGCTATCACCAGCGTGCGCAGCTGCTGCTCACGGAAATTGAAAGGGATTACGTTTGTGCTATTATCGCCCATGACGATTTCTTCTCCGAAGTTGATCTCGTTTCCCGAAGCCTCAGTGTTCCCGCACTGGGGCTTCTTCGTTTTCAGGCTGCCGCCTGCTCCTGCCGCCTTTTTTCTTCCGATATCAGATAAACCAGCTCCGCTGTTTGGGAGCGGTGGTTTTTCTGCGCTTGAGCTTCCACCCACTGCTTCAACTCCTCTGGCAATCGCAGATTGAACTGCGGATCTTTCCTGGCCATCACGCATCTCCTGATGCATCACCGTTGTTTACACGGCCAAATGTAGAACGGTGATGCATTGATGTCAATACCACCGTGATGCATCCTTCCGTTCTGTTAAACAGAACTGGATTCGCCATGAGCCGCTCCGACCCACAGTTCAACCTCAGGATCCCTGAGTACCTGCGCAATCTGGTGATGGCCGCAGCCCAAGAAAACAAGCGATCTGCCACGGCAGAAATACTGGCCAGGCTTGAGGCGTCTTTTTCGAAGACGGATAGCGTTAGGCTCAATCTTGGCCTTCCTCTGGCAGACCCGCGCGAGGAAGTCGTCAAGACATCGCGCGCCGGCGTAGACAAGCAGGCCTTGATCGACAGCAGCCTGCCCGGCACTGGATTAACCCGTGAGGACTTACTTGACGCGGTGTCGAGCGCAATTGAGAGCGCTCTGTCCGGCCTGGGAGCCTTCCCGCCCGCACCCGACAACGCAAAGCCCAAGCCGAATACCGGACCTAAGCCTCGGAAGCCCTATAGCAAGAAGTAGAGCTACGTCAGCTTCGACAGCCCCGCGGCCTCTTCCTGCCTGGAGAGGCGACGCTCCAGAAGGTCATCTGCCTTGCTCTTTTCCTCGATCATCGCCTCGGGTGACAGCGGGGCATCATCCTGGCCCGCGTCCTCGCTTCTTTGTTCCTGCTGCTCAGCCATACCGCCTCCCCTAATCCTCTTCCTCAGCCAGCGCGGCCTCGTCCAGGGCGAACATCACCTCGTCGACAAGCCGCCTTGGCAGCGGCAGCGGGTGCACCTCAAGCCAGTCGGTGATCTCCCGGGCAGACAACCTCAGCGGCTGCACTGCTGCCGCACCAACCAGGTACCGACGCCCGCGCGCCGCGTTGCGGAACGCGTTCAGCAGGCTACCCGTGATCACATCCAGCTCAGGCTCATCCGGCACCGCAATGCGCAGCTTCTGGTAGATCAGGCTTCGCTTTTCGGTTCGCTGGCCCCAGGTTCGCTCCCACTGGAAGCGCTCGACTGCTTTCCCCTGATCTCGTCCTGCTCCTTCTTGTTGTCTGCGGCAATGGCGGCAGCCCGCCTGATGGCGAACAGGAAGAAGTCGATGTCACCGCGCAACATATCTGCGCCAACAGTTTCGCTATAGGCCAGCGGCTTGCCGTTCTCGTCCTGGGCGCCCTGCCAATCTCGGACGATGAACTGGGCCAGCAGCATGCAGTGGTTGTCGTGCTCGGTCTTTTCCCCTTCGATCACACCAACGCTACCTTCACCGAATTGAGCGTCATTTCGGGCCAGGCGCCGGCGCATACGCTCAAGGGCAACCTGGTACTGCTCGTTGTCCAGCGGCATCAGCAGAACCTTGGTGTCCGCATCGAACTCTTCCCAACGCGCATCGGCGCTCTTGGTAGTGCCGACCTTTTTCAGCTTGAGAGCCATGAATAATCCTCACGCCACGCCATAAAAAGAACCGTTCCGGGCGGCGTTTACCCGGATCGGTCAAAGGTGATGCGGGTTATGCGGTGACCGTGATGGCCGAGGTGGCGGTCTTGGTCGGATCCGACACGCTGGTAGCGGTGATGACGGCTGAGCCTGCGGCCACGCCAGTAACCAGACCGGACGAGTTGACCGTGGCGATCGACAGCGCCGAGCTGCTCCAGGTGACGTTCTGAGCAGCTCCCGAGGGCAGCGCTGACGCGGTCAGTTGGCGGGTAGCAGCGACGGCAATCGACGCGGTGGTCGGGGCCACCGAAACGCTCGTGACTGGCACGAATGGCACGCGGGTAATGGTCGGGGCCTGCTTGGCAACGGTCCAGTTCAAGGTCACTTCGATCAGGTCACGCTTACCACCATTCGGTAGATCGCCATCGACCTCAATCGCCGGGAAGGACAGTTCGTAGCGATTGCCCAGGCTGTCAGTGATCGGGAATTTCACCTCGATGGTCTTGCGGCTGAAGGTGTTCTTCCAGATCTGCCAGGCGCTGCTCGACCAGGCCATAGTGATGGTGCCGGTGATTGCCGCCTCGGTGGCGATCTGCGCGCCAGGGCCGAGCTTGCTGTTGCCGATGCAGCGCTGGGCCTGAAGGCTGTTGTCCAGATTGACGGTCAGCGCAGATACGCAGGCCGATCCTTCCAGGCTGACGCCATCCACCGTGATGCTGCCCACGTTCAGGTTGCTCATGAACGGGGTGGTGGTCGGCGGATTGACGGTGGAAACGGTGTTGGTATCGCCGTCAGCGTAATCAAGCCCGGCTAGGCTGAAGGTTGCCGTGATCTTGCCGTCGGAAGGGATGTCAAGGGCGAATGTCGAAACGTGCATCCCTCGGAACAAGGAGTACACACTGACATCATTGAAGTTTTTCGCGATGCTGAAGGTGCGGCGAGTATCGCCAACTGTCAAAACATCGCCGGTCCAGGTTCCGTAGAAGGCCGCTTCCAGCAACTTGTCGAATGTGCTGTAGGACAGTTCGCCTACCAGGTCACCCTGAATGTCGGTGCTGGAAACGACCGATCCCTGGCTGATGCGCGATTCGGTGATTTCGTCGCTGACCTGGGTGTTCACGGTTGGCGACAGAGTATTGCTTGTCAGGCGAAGAGTATCCCACGCGCCTGTTTCCGGGGTTACGCCGGGAGTGGTCTCGCTAATCAAGTAACTGGTGACGCGTGCGCCGCTGCTCATGGGTTATCTCCGTTCTGCGGGCATAAAAAAACCCGCTCGCGGCGGGTGGGTCATGGTGTTTCGGGTCAGCCGGCGCGGAACCGGACGTTCACGTTGTATTGGCGGAAGCCTTCGAACTCGTCAGCGTCAACAATGCCAGTTTCGATGCACTCAAGCCCACCAGAGCTCCAGTACGAGAAATGCGCCTCCAGGGCGTCAGCTAGCGCATTCAGGCCCTTCAGCCCGGTTTGCTCCCGGGAAAAGCACTGGACTACGATCATTCCCGGCTTCCGCGTGTGCGGCCGGTCAGCCATTCCAGCCATGAAAGGCGTTGCATAGGCTATGTTCAACCGGCACCAGAGCCCTGAAGCAGGAGGCTTGAAGGCGCCCGAAGTGTCCTGGTCTTTCGCTTGAAGTTGGGCGTTCGGATAGTAAATCCTGTCCTGCTCGATGCCCGGAAAGGCCCTCATGCGCAGGATTATTGCGTCGTAGATTTCACTGTAAGTCATGATGCATACGCCGCCGCTACGCTAGTGAAGGCAAGCCCAAATACGCCGCTTGGAGCCTGTTTGGAGTGCCCGCTCTCAAGGCGCTCGGCATAGATCAGGTTGTTTTGCAGAAACACTAAGCTGTATGGCTTCAACCCTTCCAGGATTGCTTGGCCAGCCGCCAAGGTCGCCCCGCCGCCCTTGTCCGCCTTGTCGACTGCCTCGAATACCGGAGAGCCAATGCTAACTATGGTGTTCCCACGGAAACGCCCCGTATCTACCGGAGACCTCAGAACGATCTCCCCAAGAATCGCCATGGCAATGATTCGAGTCTGCCTGGCCAGGTCGCTCTCGATCTGATCCATGAAGGCTGTTGGCGACATCGACCATCCGGCCATCACGACCTCCTGAGCTGGACTTCGTAGTGCGCCTTGGCCGGGTCAATACCCGGGCTGACGATGCGATAGGTCACCGGCTCGCCTGTGATCAGGTCGGCGGCAGTAATCTGGTGCCCCACCGCCGGCTTGTCCGTGACCTCGTTAACCAGGCAGATCAGCAGCACATCGCCCACCAGGATGTTTAGGCCGTCAATGCGACGGCTATCGTAGTTGTCGAGCACGCCGCGCCCGGTGTAGGTCGCTGGCTGAGCCGTGGTGGTCTCGTTTACCGGGTCCCAGACGCCGGGTCCCATGTAGGTGCCGGTGAACGTCGATACCGCGTCGGCCAGGTCTTCGTCGAAGGCCTCGGCCAGGTCGGCCTGGATGTCGTCGCGAATGCCCATGGCTATCCCCTTTTCACAGCAAAGGCGAACGGATTGCTGCGCCAGGGCGTGAGCAGGGACAGAGCCAGCTGCACACAGGCCGGCTGGGCTGCTGTGCTGGTCTTGTCGATCGAGCCGAAGGTCTTGCTGGTCGACACCGAGCCAGCCTTGACGGTCTTCGCCTCAAGCGAGCCCTCGGTCTGCTGCTGGTACAGCTTGCCTTGGGACGCGCACTTGGCCAGCCTAGCGCCGGCCTGCTTCACATCGTCGGGGATGTCGTCCATATCGATGCCAACCAGGCTGAGCGCGGTCAGGTAGGCGTTTGCCTCGAATACCGCTTCTTCTTTGTCGGCGTCGGGAGCCCAGGCAGCCCCGAGGATGCTATCCACGTCGGCCGCGGTGATGTAGGTAGCCATCAGGCCTCCGCTGTGATGAGTGGGGCCGATGCCCCTGTGTTACCTGGCGAGTTCGTCGACCTGCTTCTGCAGAGACTCTTTCGAGGCGTTGGCGCGATAGGTCACCCCGGCCTCTGTCAGCTTGGCTTTCAGCTGCTCCACCTCTGGGTCACTGGCCGCAGCCTGCTTCAAGACAGCGATTTCAGCGCGGAGGTGCTCGCTCTCCTCCTGCAACTTGCCGGCCTTCTCAACCTCGCCATCGCGCTCGCTTTGCAGGCTGGCGATGCCGGCATTGACCGCTTCCAGCACCTGGAACAGACGGCTCCCGGTTTCGCCAAGCTCGCCTGCTGGGCGCTCCAGCGCCTGCGCCGCGAACGATTCAACGATTACGCCAATGGCGGCCAGCTCAGTTGTCAGTTGATCGACCACGTCCTGGCTCAGCACGCCAGCCTCGACAACCACGGCCTTCAGTTCTGGACGAATGGTGACCTCAGGCACATCGTTGGCCTCGCCCTTGCGGCTGGTGGCGGCGTTGGCGTCAAGGATGACCAGGCCATGCTCTTTGGCCAGGGCCTTCACATCCTCCTGGTACTGGTGGAACGGCCCGGGCAGGTACCAGATGTTGTTCTTGCTCATGCTCACGTCCTCAGCGGGCCAGGCCGTAGGCCCAGCCCACCATCAGGGTTACTTGGAGGCGTCACCGATCAGAGCGACACCAGCGGTGTGCTTGATGCTGGTGGCGGTCTTGTCCCAGTTGGTGCCGGTAGCCAGTTCGGCATCCGTCGGAGACTTGCCGCCGGCGGTCACATCCCAGGTGTAGCCCTTGAGGCCCAGGCCGAAGGTGTAGTCGGTCTGCAGCGTGGTCTCGATCCGCTCTTTGCCGTTGTTGGTCTGGACGTTGCTGATGATGTCTCGGCCGTCGTGCACCAGAGCAGCACCTTGGACCAAGGAAAGGATGATCTCCTTGTCCGGGGTGCCGTCCTGCATCAATGCCGGGGCATCAGTCACAACAGAGACCTTGCCCAGGATATCGATCACGCGGACGTTGCCGGCCTGGAACAGTTGCTGTTGGTTGGCCAGGTTCTGACCTACCAGCTTGTGGTAGGTGGTGCCCTGCATCACCTGGGTTACCAGGTTCTGGCTCGCATCACCGAATTTCGCGTGCGCGTTGTTGAGGCCGGCGTAGGTGATGCCGGCGGTGGCCGACACATCGTTGACGGCAGCCGCCTGGGCTGTGATCGCGGCGACCAGAGCGGCGATGGCGGTGTTCAGCTGGTCCTTGAGCAGGATCTCGGCGAACGCCCGGGATGCGACCTCGATGCCTTGGGCGGTCGGGCGCTCCAGCCAGGTCATCTGCGAAGGCTCGTAGCGGATCGGGCCGAAACCACCAGCAACCTTGACCGAAGTGTTTTTCAGCTCGGTCAAGTCGGTGATCGGCGCGGCGCCGTTGGCAGCGTAGCGATCAACGCGGCGCTGGGCAGCGGCCAGGGTCTGGAAGAACGACTCCTGCAGGAAGTCGCCGGTGAAGCCGTCCGGGGACAGCACGATGGCGCCGCGGCTGGCGGCGTTGAACGCAACGAGCATCTGATCCAGCGTCTCGATGGTCGCCGGCATGATGTATTCGTTGAAAACCTGCATTTGCGACAGGGACATGGGTGTATTTCCTTATTTCAGTGGAAGGTCTGGGAACCGGCTGGCCAGTGCCGCCGTGCGCTCCTCTTTGGTGCCGCCGATGTTGCCTCTTGCGGCCCCGCCGCCTTTCCCAGCACCCCCGGCCCCGCCGCCAGATGCTTTGCTGCCAGCTATCAGTGGCCCGAAGGCCGGATCGTTGGTGAATTCTGCTTTCAGCTCGTCCAACGTTGCCGCCGAAAGCTTGCCGGCTGGGTCCAGCACGACAACGGTTGGTTTACCGTCGCGCTGCTCGACGCTCAGCCGGCGTTCGATATGGGGAAGCAATGCCTTGGCGCTGCCAGGGACAGCCAGGTTGGTCGCGATCTCGGTAGCGGTGCGGCCCACGGTCAGATCCCGGATCTGGCCTTGCAGGGTGCTGTTGGTGCTTTCGAGTTGGCCGGTCAGCTCTGCTTCGCGGCGGGCGTACTTCTCGGACCAGGACTTTTCGAGCTCTTCGACGTTGCCCGACTTGCGAGCAGCCTCCTCGGCCTCGGCGCGCGCCTTTTCTTCGGCCTCGCGGCGGGCTTTTTCGGCGGCCTTCTTCTCGCCCAAGAGCTCTTCCACCTTGGCCTTCAGCCCGGTGACGTCCTCATGCTGCGGGAGACCCTCGATGCCGAGAACGAACTTGCCGTCCTTCTCGACGTACAGGGCTGCTACCGATTCTTCGACGCCTTCGAGGCTGTCCAGTTGGAATTTCAAGGTCATTGCTGTCTCCCAGAGACATTGAGCAGGCCCTGCCTGCGGGTAAAAAAAAGCCCCGGCGGATGCCAGGGCTTGGGGGGGGGCGCTCGATCAAGATCGCTCAGATAGGTAGTTTTTATCCGGTGTATAGGTAGCGAATGTCGTCTCAACCACCAGCTTGTCAGCGTGTCGCATCAGGTCGATTCCGGAGACTTGCTGCACTTCTTCCTGCAATGGGTAAAGAGCGAATGTTTTTTTCTCTTTATATGAAACGTGAACATTCAGTTGCTTTGCATCACAAAGCGACAGGAAATAACCTTTCCCATCAAAGTCGAAAAGAACATCGGTGACAAACGCTGGATGCCGTGAAAGACACAGTACATCGACATGCATGTAGCCATACCGGCTGTAAACAGTAACTTCCAGATCTTCGTCGTTCTCGTCTTCTTGTTTCCTGTAGAAATATATTGTCGTACCCACTGCGGCAAGGGCCCCTGCGCCGGATACCCACCCACCTAAGGCGGAGAACATGGGAACAAATACATCATTGAAGTCCGCGCCATTGAATGTAGCGCCGGCTGCCGCGCCTGCTCCGAAGCCCAGGATAGCTGAGATAGAAACGAGCACGATGCAAATCAACGGCCAATAGCTCATGCCGATTCCCTTACTTCATCCATTGTGAGGAAAGAAACATAACATGAGATACACACCGTTTGAGCTAGTTTGTCAGCGCCACATCAACCCGCCCGCTCAAACGCCAACGGCTCACGTTCGCGCAGCTGCTTGAGGGTCAAGTTCTTGCCATTGTCATCGACGAAGCGGTCGATGGCGAGCTCGCCCTTGCTGAACAGCTTGTAGCGCTCAGGTCCGAGCACGTCCTTCTGGAATGTCGCCGGCTGCCGGGCGAGCCATTCGCCGTAGCTGGTCTTGCTGCTGACCTGCTCGGCGCCATCCGGGCCGACTGATGGCCTGGTCGAGCCAGCGACGTCCCGGGCGAACTCGTCTTTCAGCACCGGAATGACCGTGGTCCTGCACCGCCAGTGATACGGCGGCTTCGGCCCGTCCAGCGGGATGATCGTCTGGTCGATGCTCATGCAGAACAGCGTGGTTCGGCTGTCCAGGGTGGCGATCCGGCGCATCCCCTTGAGGATGTCGTCGTTGTCCTTGAGCACCTCCACACGCGCCGTGGTGGCGATGTGGTTGGTCATGGTGTTGACCAAGGCCTGCGCCTGGTCGCGCTGCTGGACGCCCAGCGAGGTGAGCCGGCGGCTGATTTGCCCGGATGTCTCGCCCAGTGCCGACCCCATGCGGATCTCGCTGATGATCTCGGCGCTCTTCTTGGTGCCGTACTGGTCGAGGGCGCCATTGATGCTGATGCGCTGCCGGCCCTTGCCGACCTCCAGGTCGAGAGGGTCAGCCAGTGCTGCTGCGGCCACCTGCTCGATGCTCGGCTTGTTCAGCTGCACGACCGTCTTCACGACCTTGCCCAGCAGAGTCATGTTGAACTCGGCCTCGTAGCCGGCGAACTCGGTCAGATCGAGCACGGCCTGCTGCTTCATCTCGCCGTACACGCCCGCCAGCTCGCCCTGTAGCTCTTGGATCTGTTTCTCGTACCGTTGGGTGCCGTAACGGCTCAATCCTTCTGATGCGCGCGATTTGGCGGTGCCAATGGCCTTGGTGATGAAATTGGCCAGGCGCTTTAGGCTTCCGCCAGCATAACGCTGGACGTGCACCTGGTGACGAGTCGCGGCGTCGGACAGGTAGCCGT